TAGTGAAAAGATTTGGCGTGAGTCACTCAACGCCAAGTCTCACATATGTGGACGCTTTGGACTAATTGTGAAATCCAGCCTCGCTGGTAAGAACCCCAGAAGTGTTTATGATTACGCAAATGGCAAGATGCTTGTCTCCCCGGATGGAGCATGCGTTGTCCATGCTTTGCTGTAAGTGATCAAGTGGGACACTAAAGAGTAATTAGAGGATCTAGTATCTTGTCTTCTGACAAGTCAAACTAGCATTGGTATCGATATAGCTAGAGTCAGAGAACTCGCTATTATCACAGGAATCAACTGCTATGAGACTACTTCAGAGATATAGCTACCTGTTAAGATGCTCAACAATTTTACTCTTGTTGTGGTGATCGCCGGTAAATAAGCTCATGCTTTGTTGTACATACCGAAATCACAACCCAGGAAGAAATACGTCGATGAGGTTTTAAAAGAGCTCTCCAAGGAGACCGAGAAGGTTGTTGTTTTATAGAAAGGAGAAAAACTAAATAATGCAGTAGTTAGTGATAAAACAAAGCAGTCACTTCACAAGATTGAAGTGGCCCAGATGAAGAACATCAATGCTAATCAAGTTCATCGTTTAGTTAGAGAAGCACGTCGTGCTAGAGTGCTACCCAAATTTGCAGAAGGTGATTCGGATATGGCTTACATCTTAGATACATTTATGCACACTAGTGCTGATCTCAGGAAGGTTTCTGTAGATAGTATGTACATCTAGAGAAAGATAGTAGTCAAATTCAGAACGCTTTTCCCAGAGTGTTACACTACTAAGAAAGTGCACTCAGTTTAAGTGTTAAATGCTAAGCTATTTGTTAATGGTTATAAGGAACTATTATAATATTTAGGAGTAGAAGGTGAATTAGAATTACCTATTAAGGAGTTGCTACCTAGAGCATTAAGTCAAGTTTGTGGACAGAAATAGATTGTCAGTCTGTACACTAACAGTGCCCCTGCCATCCCATAAGTCTGCACCAAGAAGACTCGAAGAATCACCGTTAACGAAGGACAGATATTAGTCAGACCCGATGGAGCTGTTGATAAAGACATGCTCACAGTAATTAATATGTATGGATATGGTGTCGACTAGGACACACTGCGAAATCAGACTAGAAGCAGTGGAGGACATACACACAATAGGTTCATGAGCGACCTAAACTTTGCACACATGTGGTCTCAATTTGTCTTTGGTGTTCAAGATGCTAGAACACTAGTTTTGGACATCGGCAGTAAATTCACTCCAGTTCAGAGATTTCTAAAGGAGTGTGCGTTTAAAGGAGTCCTGTAACCAATCAGACCACGAAGCAATGACTATGATAGGTTATACTATCAAAATAACTTAACCAGATATGCGGTTGATGAGTAGTATCTAGCTCCCTTTGAGGGTACTCTCTAAGAATACATCAGCAGCTATCAGTGGATGGGGAAATATGATAGGATCATTGTGGTCATGAACGATTGCCACTACTATTTCGACGAAAGCTTTGTCTTAGGTCTCAGATGCGAGATCTACGTTAGTGGTATGCAATACATGCAATATCCAGGCACTTATAAGTTGCCCTGTGGTGAAGGAGACTATTCCGTTACAAGAGATAATTAAGTCCATTTTAGACCAAGAGGTAGTAATGGTTACAAACACGGTAATGTAACCGTCAACTTAGAGTGCATCAAGACTATTAATCTAGGTTTTCTCTCATTTAACGTTTGGGTGGGATTCTCTAACGGCACCCTTAGACCTTTCAAGGTCTTCCGACTACCTGAATTCGTGGGTTTGGTCGATGTGTAGAAATAATTTATCTACAAATTCTTGGTGTCACTTAATAGTTAAGTTAAATCCATCATTGATCTCACCAAGGATTATCAGTGCACCCCAGTTAATACTATTAGAGTTAGAATGGAGGCTTTAAAGTATAGAGATTTTGAAAAGAAGTATTAAGACTTCGTAAGCTATTGGGGATCATCCATTTTAGGCGCATAAGTCCATAGTGTGAAGTTGGACAATAAGATAGCAAATTTTGTTTTTGGCAAGAAAGCTGGTGAATTGACTAATGAGAATGCCAGGGCCTAAACTGTGCGTTAAGTGGTGTTTGGTGTGAGCAATGAATTTAAAGTCTAAGACATTGATTCAACTTACGTTAATGGTGTCAATGCTGATTTAAAACTTATTCTGAACAATTAAGCTAGAGTGATCGATCTGCCTCAGCTAAAACTCGATCATGTGTCAGAACCCTAGATTAAGAAGTAAAAGGTCAGAAGAGGATATGATCTCAGCGGGGCACGAGATGATTATTTCAGAGAAAAAGAGTTTAGTGGTAAATTCGAGATTGCTGATTTCCTTATGAATGAGATAGATTTCCATGTCTATACAGAGAAGTAGTAATCAGCTCTACAATAGTACTACGAGAGCCACAAAAATGATCAGATATTGAAGGCACTAGATGTAACTCGACCTCTAGAGGAAGCTGATCGATAAGCGAGAGTCGTCAATAATGGTTGGGAAGTCGATACATAAGCTTATGAGTTTAATAGTCGTAGCGTGAACAATACGTTTGTCGCGTTATTCGATAGATTTCTGAACTCTACACTATAGCCTGAGCAATAATAGGTTATTAAGCTAGGATAGATAGCGGATTAAGTGTGTTCCTATATTGAGAGATATGATCCTAATTTCGTGTAACAGATCATTGAAGAATTTAACCCTCTCACATGGTTAGCAAGTCGAGAATATGGTGAAGGTAAGAAAGCAGAGTACTTCACATAGATGTAGAGAGAATTTGAGAGCAGTAAAGTTAAGAAGGGCTGCTATAAAACCATGGTAAAGACCGG